GAAAACAAAATGAACCAGTACCTAAACAAATTACTTAAAACGGAAGGTAAGGATTATGTTATTGCCAGTGATACTGACAGCATCTATCTCTGTCTTGATGTACTCGTTAATCGCGTATTTGATGTACCGAATGTTCCTAAATCGCGCATCGTCAACTTTCTCGATGCTGCCTGTAAGGATCAAATCGAACCCTTCATCACAAGATCATACGAAGAACTAGCCACATACGCTAACGCTTATGATCAGAAGATGTTCATGAAGCGTGAGAATATTGCTGACCGTGGTATCTGGACTGCTAAGAAGCGATACATCCTCAACGTCTGGGACAGCGAGGGTGTCCGCTACGCTGAACCCAAACTCAAGATGATGGGTATCGAAGCAGTCAAGTCTTCTACACCTGCTCCCTGCCGCAAAGCAATTAAGGAAGCCCTGACAATCATGATGTCTGGAAGTGAAGATGATCTGATATCTTACATAGATAGATTTAGGGATGAATTCGATTCGTTACCGCCCGAAGATATTGCGTTTCCGAGGTCGGTCAATGGAATATCCAAGTTCAAGGCGCAAGGTACCGTCTATTCAAAGGGCTGCCCTCTACATGTTCGTGGAGCGTTGCTTTATAATTTTCATGTCGGTCAGAAAGATCTAGAAAACAAGTACCCACTCATCCAAGAGGGTGAGAAAATTAAATACCTCTATCTCAGGAAGCATAACAAGATTGGCGAAAACGTTATCTCCTTCCTTAATACATTCCCAAGAGAACTGGGTCTAGAGAACGCCATTGATCGCACTACTCAGTTCCAAAAAGCTTTTCTCGATCCTTTACAGATCATCACCGACGTGATAGGATGGGAGACTGAGAAAGTATCCAACCTAGAATTTTTATTCGCATGAGTTTTCTACATGATGTTGTCAAGGAAATTGACAATGATTACGCAGGTCTCCTTTCCGAAGGATCTGTGGGTGATATCGGAGGGTATATTGACTCTGGTTCTCATATCTTCAATGCCCTTGTTAGCGGCAGTATTTTTGGTGGCATTCCCTCAAACAAAATTACCGCAATCGCGGGAGAATCTTCGACAGGTAAGACATTCTTCTGCCTGGGTATGGTATCAAGTTTCCTCTCTTCAAACCCCGAGGCAGGTGTTGTCTACTTTGAAAGCGAATCAGCAATCTCAAAGACCATGATTGAAGAGAGGGGTATCGATTCCTCTCGTATGATCCTGGTTCCTGTGACTACGGTACAAGAGTTCCGTACACAAGCCATCAGGATCCTTGATAAGTATATGGAACAAAAGGAAGACGATCGCAAGCCCCTGATGTTTGTGCTTGACTCCCTGGGTATGCTGTCTACTACTAAGGAGATTGAAGACTCTGAGGCAGGTAAGGAGACTCGTGACATGACACGAGCACAGGTTACTAAGTCCATCTTCCGCATCCTCACCCTTAAGTTGGGTAAGGCGAACGTTCCTATGATCGTGACCAACCACACCTATGATGTGGTGGGTGCCTATGTGCCAACCAAAGAAATGGGCGGTGGTAGTGGACTGAAGTACGCAGCATCGACTATCATATATTTGTCCAAGTCGAAGGAACGCGATGGCAAAGAGGTGGTGGGTAACATCATCAAAGCAACAGCAGCAAAGTCCCGTCTTACTAGAGAAAATGCTAGAGTAGAAACAAGGTTGTTCTATGATTCACGGGGACTTGACAAGTATTACGGCTTACTGGAACTGGGTGAGAAATACGGAGTATTCCAGCGCAAGGGCAATCGCATCCTTGTTGGGGAATCTTCCGTTTATCCTTCTGTTATTCTTGGTGATCCAGAGAAGTATTTCACGCCCGAAGTAATGGAACAGCTTGATTGGGCTGCTGGTCAAGAATTTAAGTATGGTTCTGAAAAATGAAAGTAGATTTGTTTCCCACTAGCGTCTATCGCTATCATGTAGAAGAACCTGAAGCACTTAAGCAACGGGTAATCGAATTCTACAATGAGAATAAATTCAAAGATGAGAATCTAACTCCTGAAGATTGGAATTGTCAACTCTTTACCACCTTTGGTAGTGGATACTTTCCTATCTCTGAGGCAATCGAAGCCTTCTCTCCCCACTTTGATGAGTTCCAAGAAGAGACGAAGAATTATGGTAATGTAATTCTCACTGACCTTTGGCTCAACTGCTATGAATCTACAAACTGGCAGGAAAAACACACCCATTCCCCTGGTCAATGGTCTGCTGTATACTATGCGGTGTTTGATCCTAACGAACACCGTGGCACAAAGTTCCTAGATCCCAATGAGCATGTCCGTGCTGCTAATGGTTTCAAAGAAAACGCAGCGGAACCATGGGTACAGGAAGGTGACTTGATTATCTTCCCCTCTTATCTTGAGCATTCTGCTCCTCTGAACAAGTCTAGTAAGCTTCGTTCTACTATTTCATTTAACTTCTTTGTGGAGCAAGAGATCTATGAAGGTGGAGACACTGATTTTGAAAAACTTGTTGTTGGACCAGGAGTATCTGCGTAAGACTCTTCCCTTCATCAAGCCTGAATACTTCTCGGAGAGCACTGAAAGAGTGCTCTTCGGAGTAATCGATAATTTCTACAAAAACTACACTGAAATCCCCGCAAAAGAAGCACTGGTTATTGAGGTCCAGAACCTCAGGAACCTTACTGATGATCAGTTCAAGGGTATCAATGCTCTAATCAATTCTCTTGACGATGAGAAGTCTGATCATAAGTGGATTATCGATACTACTGAGAAGTGGTGTAAAGAACGTGCTATATACTTAGCGCTAATGGAGTCTATCAAGATCGCTGATGGCAGCGATGAGAAGAAGACTCCTGATGCTATCCCACACATTCTCAGCGAGGCTCTTAGCGTCTCGTTTGACAACCACATTGGACACGATTACATTGACGACTATGAGGAACGGTACGATTCTTACCACAAAGTTGAATCCAAGATCCCCTTTGACATTGAACTCTTCAACAAAATTACAAAAGGTGGTCTCCCTAACAAGACTCTCAATGTCGCTCTTGCTGGTACGGGTGTCGGGAAGTCTCTATTCATGTGCCACATGGCTAGCGCCTGTCTCATGCAGGGAAGGAACGTTCTCTACATCACTCTTGAAATGGCAGAGGAGAAAATTGCTGAGCGAATTGACGCAAACCTCCTCAACGTAAACATTCAAGATCTTACATCTCTTCCGAAGATGATGTATGAGAATAAGGTCATAAATATTGCTAAGAAAACTCATGGCAAGTTAATTGTCAAAGAGTACCCTACGGCGTCTGCTCATGTTGGACACTTCCGTGCTCTCCTCAGTGATCTCAACCTTAAAAAGTCTTTTAAGCCTGATATCATATTTGTGGATTATCTTAATATTTGTACCTCTTCGCGTTACAAAGGGGCTGCCAATATTAATTCCTATACACTTGTTAAGTCTATTGCTGAAGAGCTTAGAGGGTTGGCTGTCGAAGCCCAGGTCCCTATCGTATCTGCCACCCAGACCACTCGTTCTGGTTATGGCAGCTCTGATGTGGAGCTTACTGACACCTCTGAATCCTTTGGTCTCCCTGCTACTGCTGATCTTATGTTTGCCCTTATTTCTACTGAAGAGCTTGAACAGGTTGGACAGATTATGGTGAAGCAGTTGAAGAACCGATACAATGATCTTACGGTGAATAAGAGATTTGTCGTGGGTATTGACAGAGCAAAAATGAGACTGTATGATTGTGAGCAGTCGGCACAGCAAAACATTCTCGATTCAGGTCAAGAGGTTGTGTCTTTCTCCGATATGAAATCCAAGTTTGGGGAATTCCAATTTTGAACAAACACGAAAAGCGTCGCGATGCTCTCGGATTATTCTATGAGTCTGTACTAAAGCCAGATTCTGAACTCCGTCAGTGTGCTCATAACCAAGAGTGCTTCCATGAACTCATGGAATGGAGGCAAGAAGTATTAGAGTATCTCGACCATCGTCGAAACCAGGAATTCCACTATTGACAATCGCCTAGCATCCATCTTATAATTTCTTGATACCAGCAAAACATTATGTCTATTGATTTTGACCGCTACGAACAGTTCGTTGACGCTGTAACGTCTGATGCTTCTAAGGATTTTGTCGATCTTGCTGACCGTCTTGTTGAGCTTGATCGAGAAGGTGCCAATATTGAGCGTCTTCTTACTGCTGGCGTTGGGATTAATGCTGAAGGTGGTGAGTTTCTTGAGATCATTAAGAAGATGGTCTTCCAAGGTAAGCCTTGGAACGATGATAATCGTGAGCATCTCATCATTGAGCTCGGTGATCTTCTTTGGTATGTTGCTCAAGCAACTCAAGCACTAGGCGTGTCTTTTGATGAGGTCATTGAAGTCAACGTGAAGAAGCTTGAGAAGCGTTATCCTGGTGGTGAATTTGATATTTACTATAGCGAGAACCGTGCTTCTGATGATCGCTGATGCTTAGCTTTTGGATCCACCTAGTAGCATTCTTCCAAGTTGTCGTGATGAATTGTATTCAACCTGTCAACTGGAAGTATTGCTATCGGGTGGACCAATGGTTGATTCCAGATCTTGTAGAAGGATACGAGCTCTGGTCTGGTAAGAAGCATCCTTATCAGAATGAAAAAGAATACTTGTCTGAGCATGATCGTTAATTTATTTCCCACTTCTATCTACAAGGCAGAGATGCCTGAGTACATCAACTGGGTAGAGAAGAGGTGGACTGAACATAGATTTAACACTGATGAAAGTTTGACTGGTGAGATGGAGGGTCAGGTGCTTGTTCACCATGACTCTTACCTCACCTCTTTTTTTGTTGAGCTCAATGAGCACATCAAAGAGTACCTTGAGACTTTCTTGGTTGACTATGACATCCACTTCATGAAAACTTGGTACTCTGTTACTGATGAAAAAAGGTCTGTTCCCCACCATAATCACGATCCTGCTCATATTTCATGGGTGTACTATGTCTCTGGGGAAGACCCTCTCTGCTTTGCCAAAGAAAACTTTAATGAGTGGTTTCCAGAGGCTTTCGCTGGTAAGGAAAAGAACTTTAATAATGGGACCGTCTACCAGATGAACGTGAAGCCAGGTGATCTCTTGATCTTCCCATCTAAATTATTTCACCACACTTACAACACGATGCCTAGGGTCAGTGTGGCTGGTGACATACTTCTCACAAACAAGAACCTAAATACTGAAGGAGGATTACTACATCCGAAGTATTGGAAGCAGTTCTAAATGGCAGGTCAAGGGCTCACTTGGGCACAGTTCAATAGGAGCGGTAGATACGAAAACAACCTGAGGGAGATCCACAAGAAGTCTGTTGTTGGATCCCCTCTGCTTTTAGTTGAGCCTGTAAGTGGACTGGAGGGTAGTGGTGTTCACTTTACCTTTGATGAAATGATATTTACTGTGGGAAAGGTTGAATTTCAGTTCAATCCTTCCGACTATACTGAAGATGAATTTGTACAGAAGGTCACTGCTCGTGTACCTGACAGTATGAAAAAAGTTTCCATTACCTTTACTCATGGGCAGAAGAAAGTTGGTAGTGGAAAGGTATTAAAAGGACCAGAGTTTGGTGGTAAACCCCCTGCTGGGGCAACGTTGACCGCAAGGTGGGGATACCTTGCCACGTTGACTGAGGTTTTGGATCCGAGTTACAAGCTTGATACTCCTAGTTCACAGGAGATGGGTGAATTGATGTTCATTAATGATATGAACACTGCGATTGCTGAATCCATTGACGCAGAACTGGCTAACCCCAACTCCAGAATCGACAAGAACTGCCCTGGTATCACAGTCAAGGTAGGTAGTCATGAGTTTGATCATGTTGTTGGTGTAAATAAGGTTGCTGGTACACCCAAAGCTGACCTAGCACTGGTAGCATGTATCAACAAAAAACTTAAGAACGTTGGATTCCTATCTCACAAGATGGGAAGTAAGGCAAAGGACTTTGGACAGTGGTCTGGTCTTACTGTTAAGGCAGGAAAAGTTATCTCTGACCACCCTGAGGTAGTTAGATTTATTGCTGATGTCAAGGCATGGACTGATGCCAATCCTGAGTGGGCAAAACCATCTGGTGTTGCTGTTCGTAGAGAGATTCAGGACAGAGATCTGATGATGTATGCGGTCTATGGACCTGACTTTGGTAAGAAGTTTGGGACTGAGAATGTCCACGCTGTATTACAGGGTAATCCCAAATTAAATAAGCGTGGAGATGTGTATGTCATGACGGCTTCTCACGTTAATGATAATGGCGATGACTTGACTGGTGATTTTATCCCTGCTTTGGTGGCAATGAAGAAGGGTGCTTGGGAGAAGATTCAAGATCCCAATGCGAAAGGAGTAAGATCCGATTTTGGTATTCGTGGTATGAGAATATCCATCTACACCTACGGTGGTAGAAAGATCACAGATGAAATCTGATGGCAAACGTAACGCAACTAAAACACCTAGAGCATATTGAAGATGAGATGCTGAACTATGGCGTCGAAGGATGTCATGCGGCAGTGTCTGCTATGAAGGAACTTCTTCGTATGCTTGGTAAGAAGCCATCTACAGGGTTCCTACAGACTAAATGGGACGGTGCTCCCTCTGTTGTTTGTGGCACAGATCCTGAGTCGGGGAACTTTTTTGTTGGTACTAAGTCTGTCTTTAATAAGACTGAGCCTAAACTGTGTTTTACTGAGGAATATATCGATGCTATGTACTCTGGTGACTTGGCAGAGAAACTTAAGTTCTCTCTCAAGTATTTCTCTCAGTTAGGTATTGATGGTGTGGTCCAAGGAGACCTCCTGTTTACCTCAGACAAGAAATATGAAAAGGTAGATGGAGAAGACCTCATCACTTTCAGACCTAATACTATTACCTATGGTATACCTAGGGATCATCCCATCGGTAAGGTCGTTGATAGAGCCAAGATAGGGGTAGTTTTCCACACCCACTACGTCGGTGATGATCTACCTAACATGGCTGCTATGGCAGGCGCTAGGGTTAAGGGATCTGTTGATGTTGCGGTCATCGAAAATGATACTCCCTACCATGACATTTCCGTAGACAGAAACATTCTTACGAAGTTCAAAAATAATGTTGATGTTATTGAAAGAATGTGCCAGATTTGTGGTCCTTTTCTTAATAATCTGGTTGATAATATCGGTACCACTGGTGATGCTAAATTCCACGTCGCATCTTATCTCAAACAGTTCTTTAACAATGAGATTAAGAACGCTAGAAACGTGGGTGATCCTACCAGAACTCTCAAGGCTCTTGGTGAGTTCTACCACAGTAAGATGATGAAAGAAATTGATAAGGTCAAGTCTGATAAAGGTAAGACCAAGAAGAGGGAACTTCTCTACACAGGTCTGGAATACCTAGAGAAGAATGCTAGAGAGTTTCGTGCCATGTTATCCCTATATAAAAAACTACAGGAGAACAAGCAACTGGTCATTGATCAGCTTGATCATCTGGAAACATTTAGAACTCTAGTCCAGACGGACAAAGGATATAAAGCCACGAACCCTGAAGGATATGTGTTACATCACAATGGCGACATGATTAAGTTGGTGAACAGAATTGAGTTCTCTTACATCAACTTTACCCTGTCAAAAGAATGGAAGTAGTAGATTACAAGTGCGTGTACTTTACGTTTGGTAGGTTCCAACCTCCAACCATAGGACACGAGGAAAATTTCAAAGCAGTCAAAGGTAAGGCAGGTACCTGTGACTGGTATATCTACTTGTCTCAGACTGTTGATAAGAAAGGTAGCAACCCCTTGACACCAGATAGGAAACTCTTCTATGCTAAGAAGATGTTCCCTCAGTTGAGGAACAATATCAGGAGTGGTCCTAAGGATCCAGTGGCTATCTTAAAAGAGTTACAAGCAGAAGGTTATGATGATGCCGTCCTAGTTGTCGGCTCTGACAGAGTACCCGCAATGCAATGGATTAAAAAGTACAATGGCAAGGACTTTTATTTTAGAAAACTCGAAGTTATCTCTTCAGGCGAACGCGATGCTGACGGTGACACTTTTGCTATTTCTGGCACAAAAATGCGACGCGCAGCGGTAGCAGGAGACTTCAAAACATTCCGTCAAGGTATACCTAAAGCCTTATCTGATAAGGATGCTAGGGAACTTATGGATGAGATCCGAAAAAATATGTGACATAAATAACAATACAACTATCTAGATGAGATGAAATCTTTCAGCGACTTTAAGAAGACCAGAGAAGTTGCGGAGCAAAGTGTTCTCCGTGATAAATACTATCGTGAAGAAATTTATAAAGTAGGTGAGTGGGTACTCACCGAGTCAGGCAACGTTGGTAAGATCGTTCGCCGTGGTCCTAACTATGTTATCTGTGTCACCGCTGAAGATACTTCGTTCCGCACCTGGGTGAGGGACATCAAAGAAGTATTTGAGATTGGAACAGACGCATACCGCGAATATGTAATGTCACTTACTCCTGGTCAGAAAGTTCAAAAGCCTGCTGGGAGTGTTAAAGTCAAACAAGTAATCCCCACAGACCCCAAAAAAGATAAGATGGACAATCACGAGAGTCTGGTACACGCAGTCGCTGCTCACCTCAGTTCCAAATCGGAATCTTGGAGATATGATAAGTCTCCTATCGCTGGTAACAAGAACGTCAAGGGTCTTGGTGCCGCAGGTGTAGGTGGTGGTGACGCCCCTGGTATGAAACTTGCTGAACCCAAAGGTACAGAAGGTAAGCCAGCAGTCAAGAAACCTCAGCACGCTTGCGCTACTAAGGTTGAGCACTCTGAGTGGGGCGAGGGTAACTGTATTAAAGAGATGCATACTCTCGATGAAGCGGGTAACATCTCTCACTATGATGTAATGTTCGAGCATGGTCTTGAGCAGAACGTACCTGTTCAGGTCCTGAACGTTCTGGTCAGCGAGATGCATGAGCACGCTATCAACATCGAAAAGAACCAGGAGGTTCTGGACGAAAAGAAAAAGAAACTTGATCCTGTCGGTAAAGAAGACGGCGACGTTGACAACGACGGTGACAAAGATTCTTCTGATTCCTATCTTATGAACCGTCGTAGTGCTGTTGCTAAAGCGATGGGCAAGAAGACTAAGAAGGAAGAAGTAGAACTTCAAGACGAAGGTATGAAGCAGGCACGTGCTAATGTTGGTGCCTCTACTTGCTGGGATGGTTATGAAGCCAAGGGTACCAAGAAGAAAGGCGGTAAGGAAGTTCCTAACTGCGTGAAGAAAGAAAGCACCTTCTCTGATTGGAGAAAGGAGATCTCTGAAAAAAAGTAGCCTCGGCGGTAGTTGATATTATGCCCGAGATCGATGATCCATCGGGCAACCCCGAGCAAACTTCCGCCAAGAAGATGCCCAAAGTCCCTCCACAGACTGAGGCAAAATGTAATAAGTCTGTTGAAGGTAAAGAGTGTCCTCTTCACGGTAAGCACGCTTGCCCTGAACTAAAGGAGGAGACCATTGATGAAAAGAAAGGACTGTACGCCAATATCCATGCTAAGAGAAAGCGTGGAGAGTCTCCTGCGAAACCAGGCGACGATGACTATCCAGCAAAGGATGCGTTTAGAAAATCCGCCAGAACAGCCAAGAAAGAATCCTATAGATTAGACGAGGTTGCTCCTTCTGGTAAGAAGTATGAGCGCATGGTGAAGCATATTAAAAAGTCCTACGCTAAGGATGGTAAGCTCACCAAGGATGAGAAGTCTATTGCTTATGCTACCGCTTGGAAGCATAAGAATAAGATGAAGAAAGAGCACTGCGACATGGAGTTTGATGTCGTAGCACATCAGTGTGGTCACTGTAATGCTACTGGGTATCATCCAACTGGTGAGAAGTGTGATCAGTGTGATGGCAAAGGCACACTCCAGACCGCTAACGATGGAGTTGATTGATGGCACAGTGGAATAAATCTACTCAGGCTTATAGAGCACAGGACACCACCAATTTTGAGGTGATGATGCTTGGCGACCATTGGGGAGAGCAAGCAGATTTCAGACCAAGCTTCACCTCACAAAATAGGTTGAAGACCTCTCCATATCAAACAGTATTCTTCAATACTTTTCAGTATGGAAAAGAAACTGATATTTGGGAT